ACTGAGCACGCGGACCATTGCTAGGTCCAACGTTTCGTCAATTGCAAAATCGGAGCGTGCCACTGAGAACTTAATCTCAGGGCGAACACCGTCCTGCAAGAGACCACACAAAATAGTGATCTCAAATGATGTACAATCCTTCAAAGTGTGAAGGTTGAGCACCAAAAACTGCCCCTTATAAAAGAATCCCTTCGTGGATCCCTTGTAAGAGGACGAGGTTGATTGGATCATCACACTAGCTACATTGCGACCAAAAAGTTCGCGCAGCTGTGGTGGAGTTTTCCCAACTAAACTCCCAGAGGCTATTGGTAACTGGAACTGCTGAAGTTCAACAGTATCACGATACCAAACATTGCTCTCGGGGACTTTAGTAAAATCATCCTCGGTTGTCTCAAGAATGTTACCTTGAGGTTCGTGCATCTCCTTCTTAGGAGCTCCACGCAACGTATAATACGTAGCGAAGGAAACCCCCAGGATGGAGAGGAAAACAAGTGTCACCTTGACCTTGTTGTTCTGCACAACAACTGATGCATCACCCACAAGGCGAGCAAAAGTCGTTCCCTCAAAGTAGTTCCCGACAAAGCGCCAAAAATAGCGCTGAGTCAGTGACCACCGCGCACACATAACACACCACGCATGGAACCACTGGAAAGTGATTGCGTACGTGAGGATACGAACATATGTGCGGAAAAGACACTGATTGAAACACTCACGCACCGCGCTATAAACTTCCTGCGCATCAACCTGAAGTTGACACTCACAGTCTTGCTTATAAGCACAGCACATAGGGCAAAGCTCAACATCCCGAATGGAAGTGTCGCACGCTTCACCCTTGTCTTGATTGACAAAGTGTTCCTTGGAGGCCTCACCGAAGTGACGGATGAACGCTCGGATATCCGAGAACTCCTTCACCACTTCAAGAGTGGCCATTTCGCGGCCACCAACCTCAAGGTGCGGTACAATCCGTTTGACGGTGATATCCCAAAAATCTGGGAAACCACCAACAACTGGAGGTAGCGCCGTGGGTTGGATGAAAACACCGTTAGGTTGGAGGTATTGAGCCTTAGGCTTAACCTCTAAAACATACGGCAGTCTGCGCCGCACAGCAAGGGGACAATGGAAATACTCCGAGGCATTCAAGTGCTCACAATTGGTAGTTGCGAGAACAAGCTTTGCCAAAACCGGAGTCTTGCCCTTATCCTCAAGTGCTGCTTGAGGGGGGTTGTAGGGAACATTGTTCACTACATTCAGTAACTCTTTCAACGTGGGATCCACATCAGAAGAAGCTCCTGGTTTGAGGAAAGCGATATCATCAAGTTGAATCGCCCACATACTGGAATCAAAATTGTTCCAGTACTCCTCAGCC